AGAGCGCCGTTTTGCCTATAAGATCATAAAGGCACGGCACACCGTTTGCATCGAGACAAGGGACAAGCTGTTGGGCGTTGCCATCTGTGTAGCTATATAACTGCATAATAGCCTTATTGCCCGTCCAGTTATTGTTGCCGATATCAAATATTAATCCATTTGTCGGTGTCTCGAAGTCGGCGACATCGCTCCAAGATTTTTTTAAAATATCATTAACCCATACACCAGCTTTGTTCATTCGGATTTTTGTTCGTTCCGATATTAAAGTCATCGTAAAACGGTGCTGTCGATATTCGGAAAAGTCGCCGGCGAAATAACCTGAACCCCCATCTTGAAATAGCGCAAGATTATTTTTCGATGCACTTTCGCGCGAACCGAATATACCTGCGTTCCTGTTTTTTGTACCAACTATCATAAAGTCTATAGTGATATCAGAATCCTGCGTTAGCTTGCGTCCAGTGTCGATATACTGAGTGCCCGACGATTGGATATATTTCAATGCCGTATAGCTCTCCGGTAGTCCGCTCTGCGCCTGCGCCTTTTGCCATATAAATCTGCGCCTGTTCAAGTGCCCTCACCGACTTTCTGCGCCGCCAAAATTTTGTCTTTAAAGCTCAGCTCCCATGTTTCGCCGTTTTTAAAATCCGGCGCAGTGCCGATATATCCGGTGCCCGCGGGCAGAGTGACCGTTATATCGCCGCTCGCAGCAAAGGTCAGGCGCATCCAAGATTCGAAATCACCTACCGGATAGCTTAGCTTTAAGGTCGTGACATCTGTAAGACGGTACTCGGTATTGTCAGCAAGGGTTATATATGGACCCTCAGAGATTTTTTGAGCGATTATGGGTTTGTTATTATAATAAAGAACTCCATTAGAGTCGGAAAGACCATCAAGTACGGACTTATTACTATGCTCGTGGGCTTTCTCAACCGCAGGATAAACCAAACTGTTAAGAATTGTCTGTAAACTTAATGATTGTGCAGAGCTGTCGGCAGATATCTTGGCTTTAATACTGTCTGCTTCAAGTGGTTCCACATAGCAATCCCACGTATCTGTGTTATCGACATATACATAAAAGACCGCATTGGCAAAAACTAAGAACTCATAATCGGTTTCTGTGGCAATCCCGAGAGGAATTAAAAATGTGTTATTCTCATTCGTAACCGTGAAAGCAATCAAAACTTGCTTGCCCGCCTTATAAGCTGCATCTATTTGCTCGTAGGTCTTATTGTGGGAAGTAATTGTATATCCATCTGCCCCGCTTTGCGCCTGCACATTAACAATAAAAAGTTCCGATGCCCCATCCTTACCAGGCTTGCCTTTGTCTCCCTTTGCTCCCGGATCACCCTTCGGTCCCTTTATATTAACCGCCGCGGGATTGTCCTTGCCGTCCGAGTTCGACCATGAAAGAACCCCTTCGTCGCTGACGCTGGGCGTAAATGTCGTTCCGTCTTTCAGCGCGGATGCCTTTTTTATAGCTTTTTCCAGCGCTGTGTATTCATTTGTTGATTCAATCTCAGAGTCAGAATAGATGACATCTGCAACTATAATCTCAAAGCGCGGTGTTACGAGAATCTGACCCGAATTGCTCGTTAAGGTAATTTCACATGTCACAGTCCCAGTCGCAGCTATCGTCTGAGTTGTGATAATATATTCCAGCCTATCCTCGCACACAGTACAGCTGTTGAACATTACCTTACCGTCTGGCTTTTCCGCTCGCAGAATTGCCGATGCGATATCGCTCATGTCGAATGGACCTGCGGCCGACGATAGGTATATATTTATTTTTTGACTGTCAGAGTCAGCCTTTTTCACGATTACCTGACCCTGCAAACCGGCTTTCATAAGATTTAGCTTTATTCTGTGCTCTACACGTTCCATTCGGTTCACCTCTGATTTAAGTATAGCAAAAGGCGGGAAGTATTTCTCCCCGCCTCGCTGTCACTTTGTCATGTCTTTAATCCAACGCTGAAATGTCTTATCATCATACCCTATGTTCAACTCATAGAGCATTTGGCGCGTCCGGCGCATGCCCTCCGTATCATTGCTTTTGTACATTTCCTGATACTCAGATTTGAGGTCTTTTGTCAATGCCTGGCGGATTGTCTTATCCTCTTTGCCGTTTGCTCGCAGATATTCGACTATCTCTTTTGCGGACGAAACATCAGAGTTTTCAAGTGCCTTTTGGAGGTCTTTATACTCATAAAGTTTTTTCTCTTCGACCGCTTTATCCTGTTCTGCTTCGGGATCAAGCTCTGCGGCAATCTCATCTATCATCCTGTTCACTTCATCTTCATCGTACCCGCTCTCGAGCAAAGCTTCGAGCTTGCCGCTGAGTGCGCTGTCGTCTCCGTTGCTTTTTGCCTGCGCCGCAGCCGTCTGCATTGTCATATAGTTATTGATTGCTTTTATGACCGCGTTTGACGGATATCCTTCAGAAACCAGCTCTTCATATATTTTTTTATATTCTGAGATGTTTCCTCTTTCGCGCGCCTGTGCAGCCTGCGCGATTCGAGGTTCGGACTTCACCAGATTATTCTTAACACCGTTCTCGAGCTGCTGCGCGGTATAACCCTTTTTGATAAGCTTATCGTACTGCTTCTGATATTTTCCCTCGGCAATCGAATTGTATAGCTTTCTGTATTCCGTGGAGCTTGCTTCCCTGCCGAGGTTGTCGGGAGAGAAGAAATTATACAAGCTTTCAAAAGTGCGCATCGTGTTCGCTATCGGCAGACCGCTGACCTTTGAAATTCCCTTTGCACTGCTCATCATCAGCTTCCAGACATCCGGATTTTTCTTCTCGCCGCTGAATACTTTCTGCCACGATTCGCAGGACTGAATTAGTTCTTCAATACCCTCGATATCCATGCGGCTCACAGAATATCCGGACAAGATTGAGAGAATATCTCCGACATACGGCACGGCTGAAAACGGATTGATTCCGTCAAGCGTGTTGCCTCCGAATGCTTCAAGATAAAGCTCAAGCCATTTCTTCTCATCATCATCGTTGCGGAACGCATCTGCTATCGACGCTATTCCGGCAGTCAAGATGCTTGTCGCGATATGCGCTACCGCAACACGAACTAATCGTTTTGCCATTGCCTTCTTTTTATCGGGCTTTGCGTTGTTGTAGTCATATGCCGCGGTATACAGCATATTGTATGAAATCGTCGGCTCGGCTTTAAAGGCGCTAAGCATCTTCGAGAAAGAACTCGTGCTGCGCATGAACTGGCTTCGGTGAAGTATTGAATCAACGACCTGAGTTTTATCAACCACCTCGCTGAATCTGTCTGAAACTGCCTGCGTGAACTCTGCAGTTCCCTCTTCAAAGTCAGTTTTATCTCTTATTTCTGCTTTACACGCATTCCAGAGCACTCCCCATGTCAGCTCATCGCCGACTCCGGCCAACCACATAGACTTTTCGCGGATCTTATCGACGACCGTCTGCTGTCCGGTTATAAGCTGCTTCATCGTTATGCCCATACTCGTCTCATAGAATCCCCAGCTTTTCCATCTTGCGATCGGGCAATTGTCTATTGCTTCTTTGCTTGCCGGCTTTTGAAGAAGCCCTTTGAGCAGATATTTCAAATCCATAACGGCTGATGCTCTGAGATACGCCGTAGGCTGCTGAATGGCGACCCTGATGTTTGCTCCGACGGCGGCTACCTTGAAGTTTCGTATCAGTGCTTCCTCGCCCGCTCCCCCTGCATATTTATTGTCTGCACTGCCGTTAATATCAAGAATTAACTTTTCGAAATATGCTTTCGCATCATTGCCGAAAGCTCTTTCTATAGACTGCTTCGTGCCGGATATGGCTATATATCCGTCGTCCTTTTCCTCGAAGCTCAGGGCATTATACCATTTCATCGCGTCGGTTACCGGCACCGCATATGCCGAATATGCGCTCATTTCGGTGATGTGCTTTGTAAAGGTATCGAAGGCGCCCTTGATAAACAGTCCGTTACTTGCATTTCGCTGGACGCTCTTTGTCGCGCCGATGTTGACAAGCTTATAGAAATTGCTCTGAGTCTGAACCGCCCCGTCCTCCGCGTTCATCGTCCGCACGGAGTTTTTGTTGACCTGTATCGGCCAGTAATGCTCTTCGGTAAACTTTCTGTAGCCGTACAGTGTCATTGACGCTTTGTTGCCCCAATCAGCAACATTTCCGCTCAAAAAGCCCTGCATTTTCTCTGCAACCTGCTTTTGCCTCGGTGTCAGAGAGTCGATTATCTTTCCAAGGTCTTCCACCGTCACCTGCACAGCCTTAGCGTATGTTTCTTCGCCCTTACCGAACTGCTCCTTGATTCGCATTTTCGCCTCTTGCCTTGAAGTGTCCAGAGGACGGATTCCGCCGAGAAGAAGATGATCCCGCGCCTGCTCTCGTTTGGAGAGGTTATACAGTTCCATCATCTGCGAGACCGTCAATGTCAGTTCTCCGCCTTCGACCTTAAAGGTCTGCTTTGAGTGCTCCCAGTCTTGTATTTCCTTCTGGCTGACGGTTGCTTCCATAAATTTATTTGATTCAGCAAGCATGTTGATCTGTTCATTTTTTCCGGAACGAATGGATTTGAAAACTGTCTCTGCTGCCGGTCCGAGCTGGTGAAAGAAGCTGAAAGAGTTAAGCATATTTACATTCAGCTGCTTATACCCAACCTTTACCTTGTCCTTGAAGCTCTTGCGGCTGTCCATCTCATGCACGCTCGCGTCGGCGATTGCCTGAACTGTCCCATAGCGGCTGTTTGCAAGCAATTCGTTTGCTCTCGTTATTCCGCCCTTTATCTGCTGCATAACAGTTTCAAGCTCGGCGAGTCCCTGCGCATCCATATCCTTTATGGAACTGCCCTTATATACCTCAAGCAGCGTTGTCATCATCGGCATAAGATCCGGGTCGAGGTCTGCCAGGAACTGCTGATACTTCGGGTCATTTCCCTGCTGCATTTTGCGCAATTCTCCCTGCAGCTCCGACATAGATTTGCGCCACTCAAACGCATCTTTTGACTGACTGTTCCCGTAGACATCAAGAGATACCAGGAACTCCCCGAGAGCCGAACGCAGAGCTTCCGGCACATGCTGAGTCTTGTTCGGGTTCTGCAGGAACCTGTTAAGAGTCTTTGCACTTCTCTCGATACTCCGTTTACTCTTTGCCATAGCATCCTTGCGCAGCCATTCGCGGCGATCCTCGAATGTGCGTTGTTCATAGAGCGCCTTTTGCTTTATGAGTTCCTCCGAAAGCTTATGGCGCTTAGCAGCTTCCTGTTCCTTGATTTTTTCAACGCGCTTGTCGTATCTGTCACGGTATTCTTTTTCAATCTTCTGCCGCAGCGTCTTGAGCTCCGGAATGTCGTAATACTCCTCATACAGCCGCATTGCAAGGTCATAGCTCGCCGTGTCTATATCCATATCGAAAGAACCGTCGTAGAACGGATTTTCATAGAACGGTTTTATGGTTTCGAGTGCATTTACGAGCGTCTGCACCTGCTCAAGCTCGTGCGTGTCCGGTTCAAAGAACTCCGGCCAAAGTTCGGACATCTCGCCCCAAAGAGAATCAAGCGTACTGCCTTCCTCGGAAAGCCTTATCTTTCCGAAGTTCTTTCTTCTGAAATTCTCATAGCTTCCGTAGTAATAGGCAATCTCTTTTTTCTGCTGTTCGCTGAGTTTTATTTTCGTGCCCTTCGCATATTCACGCAGCGCATTGTACTGTTCGGACATATCGGTGTTCAGCACTGCGCTCTCTTCGAGCACCGCCTTGGCAACCTCCGCAGTCCTCGCAATAACTTCATCATAAGTTATGCCGTCGTCCATATTTGCAAGTGCTTCAAAGATATTTTTGAGGTTTTGCGTCAGCGTTCCGGTATTATACTTGCTGCTGTATTCCTTGAGCACTTTTTTCGAAAGCCTGCGTATTGCCCGCTCATCAAGCTCTTTTTTGTTTATTCCGAGGCGCCACTCGAACTCTCGCTTGTATTCGCGCAGAGCTTTGTTCTCCTGTATGAGCTTCTTGTTCTGCTCCTCTATTGCAGAAGTGCTTTTGAGAGAATAACGAATATCAGGATTCTTCTTGTCAAAAAGACCGACATTGTCTGTTGCAGATTTAAGCTGAGTATTTTTGAAGAAGATATAGCTCTTGGCATTTTCACCTTTTCGTCTGCCGTCAAAATCGAGAATTATTCCGTCGTAGCCGCTGTCATTTTCTATAAAATAACTGTCCAGTAGCTCCCGAAGCTCTCCTCGTATAGTGTCGGTAGTCTCTTTCCATTGTTCAAGAATATCGTCGAGCTTATCCTCATTTTCAAGGATTTTTTTAGTGACTTCCGCATCATCGGCAACATAAGCTTCATAGTTCTGCTCATAGTATTCGTCGTTGGCCGTTTCTTGAGCATCGTATTTCGACTGGTATTCTTCGTCGAGTTTGTTAAGCTTTTCTGTGAGTCCCTTATACCCGTCTATGTGCTCTGAGTACCACGCTTTCGCTTCTGCACGATCCTTGAAGTGGAGTGGCTTTTTCATGTCACCGTACAATGCCATCTGTTTGTTTCCGCCAACCCCGATATCCGCATCATTGTCCTTTGCAAAAAATCCGTTCGGCGTTTCACTGTCATTGCGTCCGGCAAGCGGATTTGCATTGCTGAACACATTGAACTCAGCCGCAGTTTGATGATAAATTATCCTCGGTGTTCCGTCCTCGTTGACAATCTTGCTCGCAGTATTCGGCTTCTTCTCCCAGTCACCGAACCAACGCTTGAACTGCTGGCTTTTTGTTACATTTTCAAATTTTGGCTTGACACTTGAATCGGAATCGCGTATACTATGTATGTAGCCATCGGTGCGAAACAGCCGCTTGGGCAATTGTAGCCCAACCCGCTGGAGTAAGCCGGTGGCTTTTTTTGCGTCTATGTAGTACACTGCGACATTTCCGGCACTCTCGTTTTCGATGGCGTCATTCAAAAGACCCGTCACTGCATTCTGTCGTGTGTGTATGCTCGTTATGGCGTTACTGTCTATTCTCTCCTTGTTTTGCTGTCCGTAACCGTCGATAACAACCGCACATACAATCGATTTTCCATCGTATTGCATATCAAGTATCACGACCGTACTTGTGTCACTGTGACTTTTTGAGGCAATAACCGCAACGGGATTTTTGATTGCTTCCGGTATTTGCTTGAGCACCGCCTTTCCGAAATCATGATCCGCCTTGCCTCCCTGCAATACTGTTTTCAGGTGTCCTGTGGCGTAGGTCATCGGCAACGGATTAAAGCCGACATTTTGCATTTTTTCGGGAGTGGGGCATACTATCAAGGTATCGCGCTTAGGCAGTTTTCCTTTTTCAAAGTCTTCTATCTGCTGCTCAAAAGATACGGAATAGTCATACCATGTTTTTTCTTCCGTCTCATTTTTAAGAGAATAGCTTTTTTCACTCCTTTCGCTCTTATTTTCCTTTGCGCCCTCAAGAGCTGATTTGAACATGCCGCTGATTTTTTCCAGTGCCTCCGTATCTCCCTCAAGTGCTCTGACCTCCGGGCTTTTCAGTCCGAGAGCAGTCAGGGCTTTTTCTATGCTTTCCAGGAAGCCCCTTATCCAGCTCTGGATTTTCACGGCAAGAGGTCTGTTCTCATTAACAAGCTCTCTGATAGTTTTCTCGTCGAATACATCGAACATGCTCTCGGCAACGATTTCCGCCTCTATGTCCGCTTTTCCGAAACCTTCGTAAAGCTTCTGCAGCTCTTTTACTCTGCCCTCATAGTCATAGTTTTCGCTTTCTTTGAGCTTGCCTATGACATATTCGCGTAGCTCGCCTGCGGCCGTTGGGTTCCAGTCCTCGATATAATGATACAGTTCATGTCCGGCGGTTCTGAGATAAGCGTTTTCCTCAGCGTCGAGCGCGATTTTTATTCTGCCGGTCTTGGGATCGTACTCACCGTTCGCCATTCCGTCTGCAAGCGTATCGCACACTTCAACGACAAAGCCGTATTTTTTCGCAAGAGCCTCAAGGACATATACCGAACCCGCCTGCTCCGAGTTGAGCTTTTTTGTATAGTTTCTCAGCAGACCGCCGTTCTTTTCTGCCCTCTTTTCCTCTTTCGCACTGTAATGCTTCGGCGCATTATTTTTTTCATTAACTCCGGCATAATACGCCTGTCTGAGCTGACTTTCTTCAAGCCCTGCATATTTGTTTGCATTCGACTGCAAAACGCTGTCAAATTCCTGCCCGAGCTGACCGGCGCGGCGGAAGTCAAGAAACGCGTTCATATACTCGCTTGCCGAATCGCCCTGCTTATATCCTGAAATAAAAGCCCGTGCCGTGTCGGTGCTGTCAAAGCCCTGTGCGACATTGTAAAGAGCTTCGGTCTCGCGGCTGTCAAACCGCACATCGCTCAGCGCAACACTGCCGCCGTCCTGCGTCCTGACATACATCTGTGCCCGGTTTCCGTCCTTTTCGATACGGTCTATGCCGTTGATTGTTACGCTCTGTCCATCAATCGTTGCTGGGACAGCGTTGACATAACTTTTCTTTTGTGATATATTGTTATCGGAAGGGGCGAACGCATGGGGCGTCTGGGACGTAAGCTGCGGGTCTTCGGACATGTTCAGCACTTGCGAGACCCCTTCTGCTTTTTCTTTATAAGCACTGATAATGCGGAGTGTCTTTGCTTTTGAGTCCGGCACCGCTTCAACCACATAATAGTTGCCGTTAACACGCTTCGAATATATAACCTTTGCGGCAGGCGTGTTATCAGAATTCATATATTTGGTATATACTTTGTCTGCGGTTCCCTTTTCGATATCATCATAGTTGTCGAGAACATACTCTATTCGCGCAAGATCTTCGACATCAGACATTGAATGATCCGAGACTCCGTTCTCCCCATGATCTTTTTCAATATGTTCTACAGCGTTTCCGTCCATACTGCGTTTATACTCACTGGTATCTATACCGGTGAGTTTTTTTATGTCATGGACTTCGCGCTCCGTAACACCTGTAAGATCTATATGCACCTTATTGGCGGCTTCCTTATTTTTAAAGTTTCTGACTTTATTTACAAAGTCAACGATCTTCGGATTTACCGCCTTTTTATATTCCTGCTTTATTGTCTCTATGTCCTTCTTTAACGACATCTGAGAGTCTTCCACGGCATCTGATGTGCTGTTTTTTATCTCAGCAGCCACGTTCTGAGCGTTCTCAGAGCCACGGAAAAGCCGTTTTTCTGCGCGGGTAAGTTTATCACCCTCAGCCTGTTTCTGCACCACAGCGGACAATCTGACAGCGTCCTGCGTGTTCTCGCCGAGGCTTTCAAGCCGCTGTGCAATCTGCGTCTGCTCTCCGCCTGCAAAACCTGCAACTGTCTTTCCCGTGATGTTCGTACCCTGTTTTCTGTGGTTGAGGTATCCGAGCCCGGAACCCACTACACCAAAGCCGGCGCCCATAAGCGCTCCGCCCGCTCCCGCTTCAACAACTTGCAGTGCGAGATCTCCGGCAACCTTTTTCTTTGCTTCCGCCTCGCTTAATCCCTGTTTCTCATATGCAGCTATCATGAGCTTATAATTGGAAATATCGCCGTTTGCTATGGTATCATAGGCTATGTTTGCTATTTCCGTCGCGGCTTCTTCCGAAAAGTTCACTCCGGTTGATTTGAGTATGTTCATCGCGACATCGCGCATACTTCTCGGGTCAACCTCTTTGAGCTTGTTGAAATTACCTATCGAGACTTTTTCGAAGAGACCTTCAAATATACCCGAAACAGCTCCGCCGATAACCGCTTGGTCGTCGTTGCCGCCGCGAGCTTTTATATCACGCATTGTTGAGTTCGCAGCAGAAAGACCGAGTATTCCGCCGCCGACAGCTTCGACAACTTTCCCCGCTGCTTTTATTCCCGCCCCGGTATTCGCAAGTGCTCCGCCGGCAAGATTGCCCGCGGCTGCAGATGCAGCCGAATCGAGCGCGGACATTCCTGTTCCATATAAGAAGTCGAAGACATCCCGGTCGCCAAGCTTCCAGTCATGCTCATCCATAACCGCTCCGCGGGCCGTATCGCTCAGCTGACTTGCTATTCCGGCGTCTCTGTTATAGTCTACAGGCGCATAACTGCCTGTAAGCTTTTTTCCAACCCACTGGGTAGCCGCATTCAAATAGCCATTGTTTTCTGCATCTATCGGCAAACTCATCGCCACATTTACCGGTACACTCAGTGCGCTGGCAAGCACCTGATGATCCTTACTGAAATCGCGAACTGCGTTCTGTACGTCTTCATTTTTGCGGCGGTTATACTCATACGCAAAATAATTCTCGAGCTCATCGGGATTCATTCCCTTTGCACGAACCTTGTCCTCTATTTCCTTGAGCCTCTGATTATATTCATAGACATTTTTGTTGTTTCCGCTCGTGCCGACTGACTCTTCGAGCTTTATTCTGTCCTTGAGCTCGGGGATAGACTGTATTTCCTTGAGCGTTGCCTCGTCAAACTGGCTGAGTTTTTCGGATATATCCCTGTTGTATATCTCCGACTCCAATGCAGCGGACTCACTCTTCAGATTATTGAGCTTGTTTTTTGCCGCCTTGGCTTCTTCAGTGTACTTTTCATAATCCGCTGTATTTCCTTGCATCGTGCTAAGGAACGCCCAAACCCGATTTTTGAATGATTCACTGCGGTTCTTCTTTTTCTCGTTCTTGATATCGTCAAGACGTCCTTTCATATCATCCTCGGTCATGGTGTCCATAACGCCGGAATTACGCGTATCGGAGTAATAGTCGGACTCCTTCTGCAGATTCTGCGAAGTCTGCTGCAGAGCATTCTTGTATTCCTCGTACCGTGCCATGAATGTGTTGTAGCGTTCTTCCCCCAGCTGCTCACGCTGCGAGTCGAGGTAGGATTTGATTCTGTCCGCCTTTTCAAGATCATTGTTTACCGCGCGCTTTGTATTTTCGCTGTCGCGTTTCCAATTCGCATATGAACTGTTTTGCAGCCTACTGTTTGCGCTTCTGGTGGTACGACCGGTTGATTCAAACCAGTCATGCATTTCCTTGTCGCTCGAATCCCACTGATATTTATCATTTGCTCTTTTGATTCTTTCGTCTATTGACTCAGGAGCCTCGTATTTCGAATTTACACGCTTTATTCTGTCGTCAATTGTTTCCATTTTATCCTCCGCTTATGAAAGTCCGTAATGCTGACTGAGTATATAAATATCCTCGTCGGTCAGGTTCTTGTTCTGGCTCATCTTCGTTTTTATATAATTCTCGTAGCTTCCGTATTGGTTTTTCAGTGCCGGTCTTACACCAAACTCGTACCGAGTCGGCTGTGCACCTATAAACTCACTGGCTGCCTTTGATTTTGTAGCAGTCTGTTTTCCGCTGCTCCCGGTCGAAGAACCGCTTGACCCGCTCCTGCCTGACGAAGACGACGAAGAGGTTGAATAGCTCTGAGCCTTGAGAGAGTCCATATATTTGTCATGCTCAAACTGCTGTTTTTTGAGATTATAATCCCTTGAGTCCTGCTGCTTGCCGTAGTCAAACTGTTTCTGCCAGTTGCTCTGCGCAAGCGCGTCCTGCTGCTTGCCGTAATCAAACTGCTGCTGCCAGTTGTTCTGTGCAAGCGCATCCTGCTCCTTTCCGTAGTCGAACTGCTGCTGCCAGTTATTCTGTGCAAGGGCGTCCTGCTCCTTCTGATAATCAAACTGATTCTGCCAGTTGCGCTGATTGACATAGTCCTGCATATACTGGCGGTTCTGCTCGCTCTGCCAATTCGACTGCTGCTGTGCTGCATCTGCGCGTCCTGTATAATATTCAAGCTCATACTGCCACTGCGCAAGCTGATTGAGGTAACGGTTGTAATCACTTTCCGAGAGATACTGTGACTGGCTCTGTAGATAATTGAGTGTGTTATAGTAGTCGCTCAGCGTGTCCTGATATTTTTTATAGTCTGAATCGTCGAGGTTCTGCAGGACCTGCATATGCTGCAATTTATCGCTCTTGTCGTCACGATATTTGCTATATGCCCGGTCATACAGTGACGGAATGACATTGTTCAAATCGTTGAGGCTTGACTGGTATGCCTGGTTTCCGGCAGTCGAAGCATAAGAACTGCCGTAACCGCCGGTGAGCGCCGCGGCATTCCCCATAGTGTCCTGCATCGCCATCTTGCCCTGCTGAATATACTGATCCTTATACTGCTGATAGAGCGGATCGGCATTGAAATCATACTGAAAATCTTTGGTGTTTTCGTAGTCCTTCAGAAGTCCCTGTATCTGATCTGCATAATTGCTCTGATAGTCCCCGGGCTTTGAGTTGTAATGGTTCTTCAGATCCTCCTGAGCCTGCTTAACTTCGTCGGATTCCTCGTAGTCCTTTGGCTTGTTGAGCAGCGTTTTTATCGTGCCTATACCGTATCCGACCTGCTTCGCGGCGTTTATTCCCTGCTTTGCCATTCCACCGGCGAGCGCCGCCGCATTTCCGCCCTGCGCCACGGCGTATGACAGTTTGTCCTTTGATATGCCCTGCTGCTTTTTCTGCTTTTCAAGGTCTTTTGTCGTGTATGCCATTTGCTTTTACCTCCTCAGATCAGATAATTTATGTTCAGCTTATATGAAGTCAGATTGTATTTATAAGCTTTTGTCTCAAGATTGAAGCTCCAATCAAGCACCACTCTTCCATCCGGAAATACCGACCACCGGGCAAGGTTGGTATCGTTCGCCGCACAGATTGTAAATATCCTGCTCTGCGGACGCAGATCCTCCGGCAGCGTGCATATGGTTTTCCCGCCCGCCGTTATCCCCTGCACATCTCCGACGATGTTGACCGAGTTTCCGAGTCTGCGGCCTTTGGGTGTCAGTCCATTCGCGCCCGGAGTTATTCCGTCCGTAAGCTCTAACTCCTGCCAGCCTGTGTCTTTCAGCGGAAAAGTTTGTTCTCCTGCCTGCAGTCCCTTTCTGAGGAGCAGCAGCATGTTGACGTCCATCGTATTGGCGAGTTCCGCAACCTTGCCGAAAGCTATTCCTTTGCCGCCGCGCAGGAAGTCCATCAGCACGAAGCTCGTCGAAAGCTCATAAACATATTCCGCGGAAGCAAGGCTATCGGTAACTTTGAATTTTATCTTATACGAGACATTCTCGCTGAGACCGTCAAAGAGGATTGTCTGCACATCATTGCTCATCGCCGTCTCATCAGACCAGGCATCCATCGTATCTGTCTTGTAGCTTGCTTTGCAAACCGCTGTATTCTTGCCTGACAACGCCGAAAAGCTATAGTTCACCTTTCCCGCCGCATATGTGCCCTTGTCGTTTTCTGTGCCGTCCTGCGTGCATCTGAAGCATGTTACCTCATTTATCATCGGACTGTCATACTTTTCAACCGATATGCTCGCCGTCTGGCTGACCGTTCTGCCTCTGCTGTCTGTCGCCGTGACCGTAAAGTTCAGCTCACCCGACAGATAGCAAGTGTAGGTATAAACCCCGCCGGTCTGATTTGACAGAACTGCACCGTTCACGGCAAACCGATAGTTCTTTATCTTTGAGCTGTATGCCCCCTGCGCAGCGGCAGTAATCCTGCATTTTGAATAGTCCTGCACATATATTCCCCATTCGGTCGGAACGCTGCCGTCTATGCGCTCTATTGTCAGTTCCGGCATTGTGGGTTTTACATCGTCCGGAACCGAAAAAGTAACAGTCTTTGTGTTCGTCTCAACGAGCGTCGTCGGGATCATTCCTAACTTCTTGTATGTTTCAATCTTCAGCGTGCCGGTTCTGCTGCTTCCGCTTGTAATGGCATTAGCCCATTCGAGTGGGAACTCATATGCCGTCATAACTGCATTGTTTGTTGAAAAATACCCGCTCTCGTAGCTGTAATTGCCGCAAGTGAAATACATCTTATGGGTGTATGACTTCCCGTCATTCGCATCCTCGACTTCAACAAGAATATTACCAAGGCCATTTATTTTGCTGACACCTACGGTGATATTCTTCGGATATGTTTTGATTGTTGTTATTGACATTGTTTATTCCCTCCATATAAAGCTAAGATTGCCATTACTCCTGGGCGTGAACTCCCAGTTGCCTATCCTCAGTCGGTTAAGAACTTCAACATCCGTAACATAAAGGCAGCGGTTGGAGATATAGGCTATCTCCGTGCCGTTCTGTGTGAAGCTTAATTTTTCATTTGTCAGCATAGATTTGAACGGACTGTCCGCCTTGCCGAGCTCCATTCCCTCCGCCGTGAAGCGGAAATATGTTCTTATTAGCTCCTGAAACTCTTCGAGTCTACCGTCAACCTCTGTTGTATAGAGATAATTCTGGTCGAAATTCAGCTGAATTTCTCTTGAAGTCTGTGTAACATAGGACTCGAGTGTTGCATTAAGCTCTGCAATTGACGCCTTCGCGCTAAGCTCTTCGCGCACCGTTGTCATTATGTTGTCGTTGTTCTGCTCTATCTCGGTGTGAAATGTCTGATTTATCTCTTCCGCCTGCGCTATGATTTTATCGTTGAGCTCGTTATAATCAATCTTTCTGCCCGCTTCTAATTGCTCAACGGCGTCGCTCGCCAGCTCCGCCATTGACCGCGTCTGCTCCACCGTTTTCAGATAAACCGGCGAAAAATTGTCTCCGTCAAGATTGTTGAGAATATACCGAAGCTGTTCGTTAAGTTGATAGAGATAGCTTTGAGTTTTCTGATCTCCGCCAAGATTCGTCGGCAGATTCAGATTTAGCGTCGGCATCAGATTTCACTCCCTTGTTCCGTTACCTTTGCGATGCTGTACAAGATGAACTTGCCCCTGCCCCGCATTCGGATTCTCATGTGGTCGCAGCGCCTGACTATAATCGGAATAGTGATTGTGCGATTGTTTACAGCATCGATGTGCAGCACTTCCTCGTAATCGCCCATAGAGTCATATTGGATCTGCACCCGGAACTGCGCCCCGCGTTCGACGCTCAGGCGAAACTGCAGTTTTGAAATATATTTATTATCGGGGCTTGTCACTCCAATAGGTCCGCTTTCGGCCATCCATTCAACCGGCTTTTCGTCATACGTCTGATCTGTTACGCTGTATCGCGTCGTGCCGTGCATCGTCCACAGGCTGTTTCCAACCGTGAAATACAATTCCCCGTCCAGCGGCGCGAAAGCATCGATTTTCAGCCCGCTCTCCCTATGCCATATTTTTGTGCGCTCATCGTATGTGAACAGGCTGTATTTGCCGTTCTCGTCCGACATCGACACATAATATTTGTTGTCGATTGCTCCCGCTACGGCATTTCTATATGCGTTTGCACCGAACGCCTCGGAAACATTGACCGGGGTTCCGCCGTCATAGGCGCATATACCGTTGCGGCTCTTGTAGTATAGTGTTTCGTTGCACAGTGCGAGGCTTCGCTCACTGCCGTTTTGGACGCCCCTTATAGATTCGTTCGTAACCTGAAAATTTGAGGGCTTCGAGCCGTAGACCTTGTGGACGCAGTCTTCCTTAAAAAACAGGATATATCCCCGCATCGTAAACGCGCCAGTAAACTTACCGTGCGTTCCGACTGTCACGGCGTAACTGTCGCTCGCCAATCCGAGAAAACAATTCCAGTTAAATGGATCGCCTATTTTGCAGCAATATATCTCATGCTTATCGGAAGAACATCCCCAGATGCGGTTTTCGCTTTCGGTCACGAAGTCCATATCCGGCACGGTTCTTTTTACAGTCACCGCTTCCTGCTGACTCGATACTTCATCTATGAATCCGGTCACGACTATGTAATCCTTGCTGACCGCATAGAGTATCATGTTTGTGTTGAACTGTTCGTCCTTGCAGCCGCTTATAGTCACTCCGTCATATTCCGAGAATCCTTCGCCTATTCCGGCCGAAGAGATTTTGACGAATGTCGTCGCCACCGCATTCCACATCTTTGTTGCTGCGGCATATATCTTGAGAGTATGCGGCTTTGAGGAAGTATCAAGCCAGCTGTCGCCGTTTGTCGGCTCTTCCGGCGCCGTGGCCGAGACTGTCGGGTTATAATCATCTCCGGTTACTCGCGTCAGCGTAAATGATACCGCCGCAGTTGTCGTAAACGATTTTTCCAAACTGCCTACGCCCTCGCTCACTTTCTCGGTGTTGATATATTTTTTGTCCGGCCAGATGAGGACATACGCACCCATGCTCAGCATTTGTTTGCGGCTTTTCTCGACATCGCCGCTGACCTGATCGCCGTTGTAGAACACTTTGCCATTGTCCACCCAACACAGACCGTTGTTCACGCAAAAGCCGTCAAGGCGTGTGAAATCGCGAATTTTTTTCCGCTGCTCTCTCGGCGTCAGGGCAGGATAGCTGTCTGACGAAAGATTCTCTTCGTCGTAAAATTCATTGTCACTTATAACAAGGTCATGGTGATATCCTCCGAACGCGCTCATCATTTCCCTGTTTTTACTGACCGTGTTAAGAATAGGCAGTCTCATCGGTTCACCTCATAAATATTCCGCCCGCCGGAGCCGCGTGCGTTCTGCTGTAATATCCCCAGTAGCCCTCGTATGCCTCGTTGAAAGCCATTGCCGAATTGTTGTATCGGTCGTATTCGGCGTTGAAAAAGTCAATTTTTGACATCAGCCAAAGAACATATAGGTTGCTGTAAGACTCCGGCACAAGCAGTTCTGTGTTCGTGTCTGTGTCTTCATTATAGCCTTCAAACACCGTTGATTTCTCCCCGCTCTTCGCGTCTATCAGCTCTTTTACTATCTTCCCGTCAAGCTCGGAAAGCCATCTTATTTTCTGCTCGTCCGAATACTGATTGGGCTTTAGCTCATCGGTCTGTCTTATTGCTTCGCATATTTTCATATAAACCTCCTGAAAGTAAAAGAGGGCGCAAAATGCGCCCTCCCGGTGTGTCCTTATCTCTCTTTGATATACTGCTCTACCAGCTTCTCAAGGCGCTGCTCCGCCAGCTGCTTCTGTCTGTCGGAATTGCGTATAACCTCTGCGACACAGGCGGGCACTTCAACTTCTACGCCGCGCTGGATCTGAAAATTCCTGCCGTTGACCGAAACAAACAGATCATCTTTATAAGTGCTGTCGTCCTTAAAGAGAAAGATTTTCTCCGTGGGTTCTTTCTGCTCCTCGGGCGCAGCAGCCTCTTCGGTGGTTGTGGTCTCTTCGGTGGTTGTGGTCTCTTCGGGGGTTGCGTTCTCCTCGGGTGCAGCCGTCTCTTCGAGGATTGCGTTCTCCTCGGGTGTTGCAGTTTTTGTTCTTGCCATAAATATCTCCTTTCGGGCTCAGAGAGCAAAATGCCCTCTGAGCTTTTATCAGTTAGCTTGCGCAGTGGCCGAATACGCGGAGCAGGACTCGATACGCACCATGTACTCCTCAACCAGGCGCTTTGCGGCCTCGGTCGCTTTCCAGCCGCAGGACGAACGCTGATTGAGCGGATCGTCGCCATAGCCGAGTTGCTTGACGATATGCTGCAGACCGCCGCCCTCGATCTCCGTCAGACCGTAAGCGTGAGCGCCGAGGATAAGCGTGGCGAAAACCGCCAGACCGGACGGGCAGCCGGTGCCGGTCCATATCTTAGCCTCGGTGGATTTGACAAATCGGACATTACCGATTTTGCCTATCTCGCCGTTGTAGATATCGTCGGGCTTAGCATACTTATGTACATCAATCCACTCCTCGCAGCGCATAAGGTCATATGCTACATACGGATGGATAATACCCACGAACGAATCCCCAATCGGGTCTGCATTCATGCTCTCCAGCTGAGCCGCCGCGCGGAATATGAGGTCAACATTGATCTTTGCCGTCGCGTCGAGATCCGCTCTGCTCGTTACGGCCGTTTCTGCGCCGCTTGCAATCTTAGGCGCGTAAATAACGTTTGTGCCGCCGACAATCTCCTCGCGGATAACGGAGTCCAGCGAGCGTCCCGCTTGGGAGCCAAGCAACTTAGTTGCCTGCAGCACGTTGTTGTCGATAGCCGTCAGATCGAGCATGTCCGAAAGCTGAATCCAGCGGCCGTACTGCTTGACAGTCACGGTTATCGTGCTCACATTGAGTGCCTGTCCGTCGGGAGTAACGCCTTCCGTCAGTGGCGTGGTAGCTTTTGCAAGCGGCGAATACTTACGCATTTCGATAGTCTTGCCGGAGCCCTTGGGAATGGGATACTTGTCTCCGAACTGGTTGTGTACGAGCTTAGGCTCTGCGTTGTCAAGCAGCCTCTTCTCGTAGTAGGTTTTCATCTCGGCGGACAGATTGTTGCCGCTTGTCGCCGAAGTGGTGGCATTTATGACCGTTGCAAACAGCTGCAGGTCAAAAATGACATGATTGATTATTGCCTTGATTTTCTTCATTTTCTATTCTCCTTTTCTTTATGCAAGGAGATCAGAAAGTAATTCTTTCTCCCCTTGCGACTCTGCGCTCTATTTCTTCACGCTGAGCCTTTGTCATTTTGTTGACATCTGCCTGGGAATTGACCGCGCCCTGCGAAGTGACCCCATTTTCAACCGGACGTTTGCTGTTCGCCGCAACAGAATCGGCAACTCTCTTGGCCGCAGTCTGCGCCGCGTACTGCATCGCGCCCCCGAGTATCTCATCTCGGTGGATAACTTCATAAGCCGTTCTGACGTCGACATTATTTCTGAGCAGGCTGAAGAACTGAGGATCTTCTATCTCCGTGTCGAGATTGAAATTCGGATAGATTTCCTTGAGACTTTCCGCTTGGTTCTTCCAGTTGGTAATGTCCCGGTTGATTCTGTCCTGCTCGTCGCGACGAGACTCGTTCCGTCTGAGCTGTTCAACCTCGCGTTCGAGCTTCTTCATCTCCTTGAGCTGTTCGACCGTTATGCCCTTTTCCATAGCCTCTTCTCTGTATGATTCATCATCATTTTCCAAAGCTCTGACTATGCCGTCAATGTCGTCCGCTTTTATCCCGTACTTCTGCGCGAGGATCTCAAAGACCGGCGTACTCTTCTGCAGCTGCTCCTGAAGCGTGTGCGTTTCCTTGAATCTGCCGTTGATAATGTTCTGTACTCGGCGGCTGAACGCGTCCTTGTAATCGCCTTTTATCAGCTTTTCAAACTCCGCGTCCTGATTTTCGACCGTCGATGCCGTAACATTGATCTCGCTTTCCGGCTGTGCAGCGGCGTCCTGCGTTTCAATCGCCCGTGTCTGCTCCCCGGCGTCGGAAGCCGTGGCGGCCGTTGCCGCCGATACGCCCGCTCCGTCTCCTCCGCCCTCGCCGAACAGCGTGAGCGAAAAAGCCTTTGTTGTGTCTGTGAACATAAAAATTAACCTCCATCGTCTTTCCGAAGTGTCTTTGTGATTATATTATAGCGGTTTAATTTTCGATTTTCTCCCCGCCTTCAACTGTAACAATTACATTTTTCGGATAGTTGTCTGCGATAAGCTTTGCGCCCGTGCAGAAAAAATTATAAATTCCTTTTGCCTTTGCTTTGGTATGTTTGTATGCTTTAATCGCCAGCAGAAGCGTTCCGTTGCTCTTTTCAGCGGTAAATGTTTCTAGTTCTCCGGCAGCTTTCATTTTTGCATACATCATTGCGGCGGTCTGGCCGAGTGTCGAAATGCCGGCACAGACTATGTCCTGCCCGCTCGGCGCATATCCCGAATGTCCCGAAATGCTTATTTTCATTTCTCTGCCCGCTCGGCGAACTTTTATTGTTGTCATAATATTACCTCGGTTCCGCAGCCGAAGCCGCTTTTTCTCTCGCATTCTCGGCCGTTGCGTGTTCGTCTGCGCGCGTCTCGCCAAGCGAGTTGCTCTTGAGCTCGCCGTCTCCGGAGCCTACGTTCGCCACCGGAACTCCGCCCGAAAAAGATGCCGCCATCTGACTGCCTATCGTTGTTCCGTTTTGTGCGTCAACTATCTGCGCCATCTGCATAAGCTGCTGCTGCATGGTCTTGAGCTGTTCATACAGCGTACCGTTCTGCGATATTTTCCGCACGACGGAGTCCTTGCCCTCGAAGTCCATCATGTCGATACAGGCGAGCGCCTGATCCGTCATTTCCGGATTGAAGAATCCGCTGTTATAGAACTGCAGTGCCAACTCGTTGTGAGAAAGCCTTGAAAAAGGATTGTTTCGTTGCGCCCTGACCTTGATATCGAAAATCGGCATTCGCCCGCTCATGTCAATGCCGAACTCTGTACGCTCGCCCTCGGGCTGTATCGCACGGTTGTCGTAGCTCACGAACTCCTGCTCTCCGCTTTTTCCCGTTATGCGGAAGCTGCGCGGTGCATCGTAAAATTGCCTTATCAGCTCAATGCACAAATAAAGCACTTCCTCATAGCTGTCGTATGAGGTCTGAATCATGTCTCTCGACAATTTGCTTCCCGCTTCCTGCAGCGCTGCAATCGCCGAAGCGGCGGTAACTCCGCTCGTGGTGCTTCCCTGTGAAAAATCACGGTTTCCGCTCGTTTCCTTGAGTTCGTCTATTTTGTTCGTGCGCAGCGCCACATAAATATCATTGAGCGGCGTCATAGTGATTTCTTTTATGCTGTCCTCCCCGAGTCTGCCGTCCACATGCACAAAAGGATTCGAGACGTCAAGAAATTCTTTCTCGTTGATTTTCCCGCTCGCAGCATTGATGAAGAAACGGCGGCGAGAGGCGGCAACGGCCGACTGCATAAACGCCTGGTCATATTTGTCTATCTGCATCTGCGGGTCTTTCATAATGTCCAAATATCCAAAGCCCACAAGCGAGCCTTCCTCCGGGAAGAGTGTATCAAACACGAACGGATATTTGCCGTGATTATAAAACCCGCTCTCGGCATACTGAGGATCGTTTTCTGACGCGAAGAGCACTTCGCCGTTGCAGAATTTGCAATAGTGCAACACTGTTCTGCTGCCAACCAGTCTCTTATAGTACCAGTCAACCACAACGCTCTTTTCCGATGTGTCTATGTTGTCGTCATAGATATACTGGCTTGTTTCTATCGTCTTGCCGCCGAGCTTGCCTTTCAGCTGCGGATATTCCTGCGAGAGCACATCGTTGTCGCGCAGGCACACATGGAAGATGTTGCGGCTGTCCTGTATGTTCTCTATGCCGGGCTCCCAGAAGAGATTCAGCAGGTCGATTTTCTTGATCTCGATGTCTCCCAAGCCGTTGTACTTCTGCGGATTCCAGAACACGCCCTCGCAGGCTGAACCTTGCTTGAGCTTGTACCACCATTTAGCGGAGTACGTCTTTTTGTAACCGTTTTGCTCGATGATAACGGGCAGAATTTCCGAGAGCTGTTCTGCAGAAGCATTGTCGCTCTGCTCTCTCGGCAGCACGGAAGCCGACGGATAGTTGTCCATAGCGTCCGCGTGCTTATTTGCCAGTGAGTTAAACAGCCAAGCCGAAGTGGGCTCGGGCTCTTTGTTTGCGCCTTTCGCCTGGTTTTTTCTGATAGTCTCCCAGTGCCGCAGCTTCCACCACTGCTCATTTTCGATTATCCTGTTCTCGAGATTTGCCTTGCCGTCTTTGTATTTTCGCAAGGTTTCCTCTGCCAGGGCGATTGACTCCTCCGTGATTGGGTCCTGCTCTGACCCGCTCTCGGGTTCATATTTCACAATATCAGTGTCATTCACTGTTTCTGCCTGTCTATCCTCTTGCACAGGATTTCCAAGCTCTTGCCGCAATGCCTCCGTTCGTGCGGCAATATCCCGCTCCGGGTTTCTTGAGGTCTGCTCCTGCTGCTGTTGGTCGCGCATTTCCGCCCTGCGGCGCTTGATATCTTCTATCGGGTTTCTGCTGTTTGCCATTGTTCTGCCTCCTATAGTCTGTAAAAGCTGTATTTGTCCGGCTTTTCTCTGAGTTCCAGCGGATCATCCGGCACTTTTGCCGGGGCTTTGCGAGGCTCCGGACTTATCGGGTTCTCCATCAGCACATATCGGCACTCATCATAGATGTGATCCTCCTGCGATGTGTCGATATCCTCAACATATTTCTCGTCATAGACGATATTGGGAATAGTGCGGATAAAGTGCCGGCATGTCGAAAACACTTGAAATTTCGGGTTGCCCTCCGAATCGAACGCCAGGCGGTAATGATACTGCATCTTTCCGGCGATTCTCGTGTTGTCACCGGGGGAGAATACTATGAAGTTCGGGGATTTTTCCATCATTCGCGCTACGCTCTCGCCGCGGCTCTCGTCAAAAATTGACGGGTCTGCTATGCCGATAATGTTCTTTCCCTTGAGGTTCATATCCTCCTGCTCGACGCGCCGAATCTCTGCCGCAATCGTGACCGGGTCTTGCCGCACTCCCTCGTTCGGCGTGCCCGTGCATCCGTACAGTTCCGCAATGCGGTATATCTTGCCATGCGTGTCCACCGCATACCAGCCCACGGAATACGGTTTTGTGTAGCCGAAGTCAAAGCCTCTGTAAATCTGCCAGTATTCCGGGATTTTGAACGGCTCAACGACATGCGTCCACCGTTGGTCTTTATAATGCTCGGGATCGTTGCGCCACTCTGTGAACACCTGCCCCGAAAAACTATCCCAATCACCATACAACAGCGCTTTTCTCTCCGCTTCCGGCATGGCCGCAAGCTTCATGATGTATTCCGGGTCGTTGTGTAAAAGCTCCTGATTGTCAAAAACCGTCGCCGGGACAAAAATCCGCTTCCTGCTGCCCTCAATTATCTGCCCTGACGGTGTCACGACATTGAAAGCCTCCGTGATAGGTGTCATTGGTGGCGCCGCAGTAACAAACCGAGACTTCACCCACCCGTGACCTATGCCGCCGGGGTTGGTTGTTGCCCGCATATATACCCTCGTGCCGGGTCCTCCCGGGCGGTTTCGTGAGAACATATAGCTGTATTCGTCCCATGTGAAATGCGTAAGCTCGTCAAACGCGATGAAATCATAGTGTTTGCCCTGGTATTTCAACCTGTCCTTCGTGTATTGCATCGAGCCGAAATAGATCATAGACCCGCTCGGGAAGCTCCATCGGTGTTTGCTCTCGTTGTATTTTGCGCCGCGTATCGCCCGCGGATAAAGCATTTCAGATCGCTCTACAAGCTCGGACAGCTGCGGATATGTTTTTCGCAGTATCAGTCCGCGGTAATACGGAATATGCACCTGCCGCAGGGCTTCAATCAACAGCGCGTCGCTCTTCCCTCCGCCCGCCGCGCCGCCGTATAGCACTTCATACTCCGGGCGCTCCATAAACCTCTTCTGTTTTTCCTGCGGTTCCCAGATTTTCATTCTTCCGCAGCCTCCTCAAGCACTGCCGGAATCTCGATAATGCCGTATTCTTCCTCATCTGTCGGCATACCTGCGGCTGCTTTTGCCTTTTCGAGGTCAAGCCGTTCCCGCGTATACTGCATATTTGCCCGCTCCACGGTGTTTGGCTTGCCGTAAACATCGCGCAGAATCTCCATCAGATCTTTCATTGCAGCCGTCATTTGCCGCAAATATTTAGTGTCGAGTTTTTGCAGGCAATATTCCTCGACTTCCGCTTCGTCCTCATCGTCTTCGCTCGGCACAATTTTGACAATTGTCTGCCTGACTGTTGCCGTATCGTTCAAAGAATCATCTATAAGGCGCACCAATTTGTCCGCACAGACGCCGATTTTTGCCAGTTCGCAGGCTTTTTTTCGGCTGATTTTCTCCATTGTTTTTTTTTCAACTTTTTTTCTGAATTTTTTCCGCAGCCCGCTCCACCCCTCCGAAGCGCACTTTTTTCCAAGCGACGAGACCGACACTCCGTACTTTTCTGCGAGCTCGCGCTGGCTTATATTCGTCGATATGTATTCCTGCTTGATGGCATCCCAGTCCACGCTCGGAAGCCCCCTTTCTTCTTACAATTTTATCAATTTGCATTCCGTTTTTCTCCCCGCCATATTAGCCCATGATGAATAGAAATAAGCCGGGCAGGGAATTTTCCTCTGCCCGGTCATTTTATGCATTTTCAAAATTATTCGTACTTGCTGTTAAGTATTTTTTTCAATGGGCAATCGCAGCGGTAAAGATAGCAGTTGCTACGTTGCCATACCTTCCGCTGTTGCGCATCCTCGAATACGAGGAGAACTTTTCCTTTTTCCGTCAATCCCTCGCAGGTTATTGTCGTTTTGCTGTCGGACAGGTAAAACGGACAGACAGCAAGCGCACCTGCAGCAGTGTTCGCCATCAGCCCGCTCTCCTTTTTCTGTTTTTCCGTCCGCCATAAAGTATGTAGTCGCTGTCGCCCCGGAACATTCTTATTTCCATGTGATAGCAGCTGTCCCACTCGCAGTATGTCGGAATTACCTCAGCCACGACATAGCCGGGATAAAGCTGTTCGAAAAGCTGTCTGTGCTCGCAGTCTGCTACAAGCTCGTCCAACTTCTTGCGGCTGATGTGGCTATCGTTTCTGCGCGGCTGAGGATCCACAAGATTTTTCGACCTTGTCCAACGCTTATGCATAATAGGGTCTTTGATTATGTATTTTCCCATGTCGGCTATGCCGATTTCGAGGAATTGCAGACGCTTTGTGTTCGCTCTGCCGAGTCCCCACGCCTTTTCTATCTCGTCTCTGTCAACTCCGCCGCTCATTACAATGTGATGATGCACGTTCCCGCTCTTTTCGCCAAACTCTATGACGGATATGTATTTCACTTCGCCCGCTCCCGCTTTTTTATAGAGTCTTTTGACCCTGCGCAGGAAGTTTTGAAAATTCCTCTGCGCCTCTTCCGGCGTTTTGGGTCTTGTATCGTCGGAATAGTCGAGACCTATCGCAAGATCGCGATCAGTAAAGTTCGCATGCAGCAGCTGAACGAGCTTACGCTCCGCATACTTTGCGTTCAAAAGTTTCTGCGTCTCGCTCGATTCTCTGTATTTCTTTCCCCTGCCCTTTGCCCTGGCATGCGGCTGCTCCGTCACGGGGTATAAATATATCTCTAAAAAGTCCTTGCAATAGAATTTTGTCTCTCTGATTTTTGCGCGCATCTTTTTCTTTCTCCTTCGTGGTCGGTTTGATAAGACAGCATACAAGCCCGTAAAGCGCCCTTACGGACGCCTCACCTTTTCCCTGGCGCAGGGGTCTGACTTGTTTATTTCTCCATAGATTCGCACCAACACATGGTGCACATGTCTCCGGTCATACTCAGGCATCTTGTGCCGTAAACTTCCATTCTGCACACCTCTGGAAGTCCGTCATCACCTATACGCGCATTCGGAAATTTTTCCAAAAAATCTTGTGCGTAAGTTTTTTTCGGATGCTTGTCGCTCCACTTTTGGAGTCTTGAAATGGCACTTTTTATTATCTCTGAATTGCGCTCCTCGTCGCATATGTCCTCCAATGGACATTCATCGCATGGGTTGACACCGTCATGTTGTGAATCACACAGTCGCTTTCTTTCGAGCAGAAAGTCTATTGTTTTATTGCAATCCATACAGCTAATCTCCTTTCATTTTTGTGCCGCAATTCGGGCAATAGTGCGAAGTCCCTGAGCTTCGTGTAATCTTCATTCATCTTCTCGCCTCCCACTGTTCAGTAGACGGGGTTATAACATTTTCAATCTTCATCATAATAATAACAGTCACTCCCTCTTTCGCGGACTATATCTCCGCAGCAAACACATCTGTCTGCATCAGCCATTGTTGTTACCTCTCTTAATAAATTTTCGATATTTCCCGCTATACTTTCTAAGAATCAGTTCCAACATAATAGAATTTGTTTGCTCTGTGGACTCAGGAACTGTTGTTAAAAACTCATAATTCTTTTTATCGTCAATTAGCGTCTTAAATATTAAATCAAGCGCATACTGCGCGGGAATAGGAGGGTCGCCGATAAAATGTTCGGGGTCTTCGTACCAGTCGGACACTTTTTTGCAGTACCCCTCAAACGAAATGTCATCATCCCAAATCATCTTCTTTACCTCCTGATAGCTCGGGGTTATCATAGATATTGCCGACAACCTCTATCTCGTAGTCGTAAAAGTTATCCATAGCATAGCGAACACTGTCGCTATAAACTAGAAAACAGGATTCATCAAAAACGACTTGATAAGGCTCCTCATAGCCTTTCAACAAAACTATATCGCCCTCAAAAATCTTTGTGCCGTTTTTATCTTTAAGACCTGTGTATTGTCCTACGGTATTTTCATCAACATACAAGCAATTTGCACCACGGCAATTATATTCTTCACACTCGAATATGTTTTCCACCATAACCATTTCGCCACGACCATCTTTTGTAGGTACGCCGTACACCCACTCGCCGTTGTCTGTTTGTTTACCACGAAATTCAATATCACGCATTGTTGTTACCTCCGTCCATTTTTGCGCCGCAGTTCGGGCAAAACGGTGTTCTAATATATTTTCTTGTTTCTTCATATCCTGTAGAGCACAAGTTTTCTTCACAATCATATTCAAGTGTTTCTTTAAAGGTGCTTGTATATTGTGCTTCCGCTCCGCAGCGCGAACACACGCAAGGAATATCGCAATAGCCATCCTCAATCCATTTGCCGTGCTTAATTTTTTGTACATCAGCGCTAGCAATAAAATCTAGACAACCAAGCTTTTCAATATTGTTGCAGACTTCCCGCATATGGCAAACTTCATTGTGCATGCAGTCTTTACAATCCATTTTGCTTACCTCCCGCTTGAGCCGAATCCTACCTTGCCGTTTCCAAGATAACTTATAATTTGTTTATCCGTAAGGCAAAGAAGAGGAACTTCTATTTCCGATATTTCTTGCGCACCGAGATATTCAAAAGCAATTGGGAAAATAGCGTTACACACAAATTCCCCAATAACTCTACCGCAAAAGGAAAGTTGCCCTTTCTCTGCATCACTTCCACCTTTGGTGCAGTAGATATAACACTTAAACGGTGTCTTGATTTTTGGTTCGTTCTTTCGAAGTTCGACTTTTTTCTTTCCGCTTGCTATAAGCTCACACCATTTCGGTCTGACCGAAAGCAAAACCGCCATTATATTCCGCCTCCGTTACATGCATACTCTTTAAGCGCGGCCGAGACCTGCGACATAAGGTATTCAATGCACTCAAAATCTCCGCTTGGGTCATTTAACGGACACTCTGAGCAAGAACCGGGTGCACCCGCTCCGCAGAGTTCCGTCGCCTGGATCAGCTGCTCAAGGGTCATATTCATCGTTGTGTTCATTTGCAGGACCTCCGTCACTCAATCGTAGGTAACTCCGGCAGCGGCATCCAATAAGTCACCTGTGGATCATCCCAATCCGGATAAGCCTCAAAAAACCAGCCCTCGCCGGCGTAAAATGTCGCGAGTTCACGGGCATTGTCCAACACTATATGCTCTTGCGGTCTGCCGTTTGCGAGAACCAATACCTCCTGCTCGTCTTCGGGCAGCCTGTCGTTGACGCTTATCCACGGTGATGCGGTCAGCTCTTCGAGCCGTTCCCTCGCGGCGCAGATAATCGCGCAGCCGTGGATTCCGCAATCGTACTCATATTTGCAGCCAAGACAGGCGATAGATCCGGTCTGCACCGACAGCCTCCGCAGCGCCTCTATAAGGATTTTATCGTCATTCATTTTCATTCTCCTTTCAGCAATTCATGTTCGCCGCTCTGCAGCTGAAGCTCGGTCTCGGACATTTCATATCCCAGCTCACAAAGAAACTCATAAATTCTGTCAAGGCTTTGGTTCCCTCTGTATTTCGGTGCTGATTTAGCGTTGTTTGATGCATACCACCCGGCGGTATAGTAGCCGTTGTTCTCATCGTCTCCGGCAAGCGCATACGCGACGACTATCGGAGCACGCTTGTCCTCGGCGATAAACTGGCGCCATTTCGGCGCATCCACATAATGCTCTTTTTCGTCTGCTCCGATCTCGGAATTGATATATGCTCTGTCATATGTACAATAGTCCGTTATCTCGCAACCCGCAAACATCACAAGCCACTTGATGATTGTTTCTTTATGTTTTTCGACTGCGGTAAAGTTCTTGACAAAGTTTACGCGGCACTCATACGCCGTTTTTGTCAGGCGCATTAATTCGCGGTTGGCGCTGTCTATACGCAGCTCGCATTCCGATTTTTCTTCTTTCTTTTTTGATGCTTTGGCTTTCTTCCGCATAAGGTACACCGTGCCATAGGATATTTCCCAAAAAAGTTCCTCTTTGTTTTTGGGCTTTTTAAAAGTTCCTTCTTTCCAGTCTGCAATCTCACACCGTTCAATCCAGTCATAGGCGGAGCTGTAGATTTGGTTTTTTACGGCTTTTGCGCCGATTGCCTTTAGCTCAACTTTGACAAGTGGCGTTTTCTCGGCTTCAATCTGCCGCCTCTTCGCGCGAGTAAGGCTGAACTCAAACTCGCGTGTTCCGACAACTTTCAGCAGCTCGCGGCGCTCTTTTTCGTCTTTTATGTCCGCTATCTGCACATAGTTCTCGAGCGTTCCGCCGCGCTCCACCGCCTGCTGCATCTGCTCTGTCGGCAAAGTCGCTATCTTCAAGCGCTTGCGCACGGTTGTTTCGGCGAAGCCGGTCTTTTCGACAATCTCGGCAACCGGCACGCCGAGGTCAAACATCATCTGCATACCCTGTGCCTGCTCGTAGACCGTCAAATCAGATCGCTGCATATTTTCAAGCAGCATCGTAGACAGCTGCGTTTTATAGTCCATATCAACCACGGCGCAGGGAACCTCAGTCAGTCCCGCCTGCTTTGCGGCCGCGAGTCGTCTGTGCCCGATGATAACGGTATACATGCCGTTTTCGGCCGGAACGACCGTCAGGTTCTGCAGGATACCGCGCGCTTTGATGGATTCCGCCAGCTCCGTGACGTCGCCGATATTTTTCCTCGGGTTGTCCGGGTGCTGCAAAAGCTTTGTTACTTCGACGTTTGTAATCATGACTTGTCTCCCTTTCTGTTCTGGTCTGTCCGCTCTCTGATTCTCGCCTTTATCCTGTCTTCAAACTCTATCAGCTTGTCCTCGCGGCAAAAGCCATAGATGATAAGTACGACGACAAGGATCTCAAAAGCGGCCTGAATTGCAAATTTTAAAGCCATAGTTATATCTCCCTCTCTTTCAGCTCACCGCACTCGTCCACGCGATGGAACTGGTTAGCGAAACCGAGAATAGAGTTGCGCATTTTGATATAATCTGCGTCATCGCATTGCATCGAACACAGATGATACGCAAGTTGGCAAGCAAGCCTCTTATCGGCTTTGAAATGCAGGCTACCGCACCACAGCGGATAGCAAGAATAATCGAGGTCTGCGCCTCTGAGGTTTGCGCCCCTGAGGTTTGCGTTGCTGAGGTTTGCGT